GCACAAATACACCATTAGTATTATCTCCATTAGGAACAGGTGCATTACAAGCACAAAAGACAGATTCTACTTCAGCAGGTGGTAATGTAAGGGGTGCTAACGCTGTTGATTGGCAGACAAATAGATCAACTGCTGCTCAAGTGGCAAGTGGAGGACAATCCGTTATTTCAGGTGGCGTTTTTAACACAGCTATTGGAGGAGTATCGGTAGTTGTAGGGGGAAGCTCTAATAGTGCGTCTGGATATTCAAGTTCAATATTAGGTGGGACATTAAACACGTCTGGTGCATCTGGAACTTTAATTAGTTATGGCGTAGTTTGTGGTGGGCAATCAAATTCTGCTTTAGGTTCTTACAACTTTATTGGTGGTGGATTTACTAATAGTGGAACAAGCGGAACTGCTGTAACTACACAATCTGCCACAATGAATGGCACAACAGCAGTTACTTTAGCTGCAACGAACGCAAGTATTAAAGTAGGTCAATACATTACAGGCACATCAATTGCTAATGAAACTTATGTAGCTGCAATTAGTGGCACATCTTTAACATTAAGCAAAGTCGCTTCAGGCTCATCAACTTCAACTTTATCTTTTTATACTCCACATGGTGTAGTAGTTGGTGGTGGTAATAACCAAGCCACAGGATCATATTCATTTATCGGTGGTGGTGGCGATGCAGGAACTGCAACTAATAGAAATGCTGCGTCAGGTGATTGGTCTACAGTCGTAGGTGGAACAGCTAATAGAGCAACAGCACTTGGTTCATTTGTAGGCGGTGGTGGCATTAATACTGTTTCTGCTGCTTCAGGAAATACTGCTTCTGGCGTTGGTTCTGTTATTGTAGGAGGCTTTGGAAATAATCATTCTGGAAATATCGGCTTTATTGGTGGTGGTTCATTTAATAATGCAGGTGCTGATTCTTCTACAATTAGTGGTGGTCGATATGCAACAGATAGGAACATTATTGGGAACTTTGTTTTTGCTGCGTGTAAACAACCAATTGCAGCAGGTAATGGATATTCTCAAGGTGCATTATTAGTTCTTGGTAGACAAACCACAGACGCAACTGCGACTGTTTTAACTTCAGATGCCAATGCGGCAACTACAACTAACCAAATCATACTTCCTGATAACTCTGCTTATTTCTTCAAAGGTGAAGTTATTTCAGGTGTTACAGGTGGTGGTAATACTAAAGGATGGAGTATTGAGGGTGTAATCAAGCGTGGTTCAGGAGTGGGAACAACTGCTTTAGTAGGTTCGCCTACAATAACCTCACTTTATGCAGATGTAGGTGCATCAACATGGTCAATAGCACTCGCAGCAGATACAACCAATGGTGGTTTAAAAGTAACCTTTACAGGACAAGCAGCAACAACAATCAGAACAGTTTGCCAAATTCGCACAACTGAAATGACTTATTAAGGAGAATTAAATGGCTTTAAAACTTAAACTAGAGCAAACACAATTTGGAGTGCCAGCACCAGAGGCATATGCTTGTATAACTAATTTCTTTGGTAATAAAACACAGATTCAGGTGCAAGTAGCAGTTTATTACAATGAAGATGCAAGACATGGAAACATGGCTACAGTTAAAGAAAACGCACACTATATTGCTATTGAAGATTTAAAAGGCGATATTATTCCTGCTATTTATGGAATATTAAAAACTTTTAATGAATACGCTGGTTCTACTGATTGTTGATAAAAAATGATTACATACACTTGGAAAATTCTTACTTTATATACCAAAGGCGAGTTAATTACTGGCATAAAGTATCTTTGTACAGGATTTAATGGGAAAATAAACATAGATTCTGAAGGAACAATTTATTTTACTGATCCACAATTTAATATTCCTTTTGACGAAATAACAGAATTGCATTGCATTGAGTGGTTGGAAAAAGAAACAGATGAATTTGGTCAAAGCCATATTAAAAATGGCATAGAAAAACAATTTAACTTATTGGAACATAAAGAAGCAGTTTTACCTTGGATGGAAGCAAATACTTTTAGGATTAAAATATGACAGATTTAGTTTATCAAACCACATTAGGCGGTAATTTAACTTTAAGAGCAACCAATACTGCTGCTAATCCTATTGTTACTATTCCAGCAGTTACTGCTAATTTGGTTACAACTGGTGATACAGGCACAGTTACCACAACAATGCTAACGTCTTCTGCTGCAACTCAAAGTTCATATAATCAAGGTGGCACAGGAGCTGTATCAAGAACAATTCAAACAAAATTACAAGAATCTGTATCGGTAAAAGATTTTGGTGCAGTAGGTGATGGTACAACAGATGACACTACTGCTATTCAAGCTGCTATTAATTCTGGCGCAGGCGCTGTTTATTTCCCTGCTGGAACATATTTAACTAGCAATATTATTTATTTAGTTGCAAACCAAACACTTTATGGTGATGGTGCAAGTAGCATTATTAAACAAACGCAAGTTCAAACGCTGTATTCAACAGCTATGCTATGGGCTTTTTCAGGCTCAAACTCAACTTATTTAGAAAACATTACTTTGCGTGATTTACAGCTATTAGGTAATGTTGTATCTCAAGGATTTAACGAACAAATACATTTAGTAGCTTGTGCTGGTGTAGACAACTTTGTTGTTGAAAATTGCGTATTTAAAGGATTTCGTGGCGATGGTTTGTTTGTTTCTGATTGGAAGCCTATTGCTTACACGCCTAGTATTCCTCTTGCAGACCAAAGACATAACAAAAATATTACAGTAACTAATTGCAAATTTGATGGTGTTAATAAAAACAATCGTCAATGTATATCTGTTCTTGATGTAGACAATATGTTAATTGCTGGCAATACTTTTCAAAACAGTAGCCGTTCAGATATGCCAGGCGCTATTGATTTTGAACCTGAATGGTCGGCATCCATTGTGCGTAATATTCGTATTGTAAATAATAACTTTTACAACATTGGTGACGGAGCTAATGGTGGTGTTATTTCATTTGTTACAGGAAACGCTACAGTTACACAAGCTGAAAACTTTGTAATTAGCAACAATACAGAAATTGATTGCCAAAGACCATTTTTACAATTTGCGTTACAAACCCCCTCAAGGTCTTTTAGAATAGTTGTTTCTAATAATTCTTCATTATTTTCAACATTTATTAACGCTGTCGGTAGCTTTACAATGTGGGGGCTAGATGTTGTTGGTAATACTTGCGGTGCGGTTAATTTAGGTCAAAATGCAACAACACTTTATACACAAGATGTAAACATTGTAGGAAATAACATCAATGTAGCAACACCTTATTCTGCAATCATTTACAGACCAACCAATGTTTCAGTTACAAGTAATGTATTAAGTGGCTACACAAGTGCTGGCGTGGCTGTTCTACAGCCTTCAGGAACAGGCACAAATCTTAATATTCAAAACAATACTTTTAAAGAAACAACAAGCGGTAATTACACTATAGTTGCAACTGTTACTGGTAGCGGCGCGCTTACAGGAAGTACTCTTACTTATTTAAACAATACTGGCGGCGCTGGTAACGGTAATTTTCCTGCTTGGCGCACAGATGATTGTGGAACTATTCAAAACAACAATACTGCTACTACATTTAATATTCAAACTTTGCCTGATTCATTTCCGATTGGTCGCTCAATGGCTAATCTTTCGGGTAATACTACAAACTATCCACCCGTAGGAAGCTCAGTTAATTACGGAACTTTAATAACTTACAAACAAGCAAGCGGATATGTAGGTGGCTCTACTGCGACTAACATTTATCAAGAATTACACCCATTTTGTGATAATGGTGTATCCGAAGGATCATTTTGGCTTCGTCAAAGATCGCCCGGTAGTAATGTTTGGGGAAGTTGGTATAAACACGTTGGAGTTTAATTAAACTTCTACAAATAATATTTAAAGGATAAAAAATGATTACTACAATACTGCAACTCTTAAAATCTCGCACAGTCTTATTTGCTTTACTGTTAGCGGTCTTATCAATTTTGCAAGGGTATGTTTTTCTGTTGCATATTACACCAGTACAACAAATGTTTGTCGGTATTGGTCTTAGCGTAATCGTAACCATCTTGCGTATTATTACTACACAACCAATAAATGCAAAATAATACTTTGGGATAAAAATATGACAATGCCTATCGACATAATCAGCAGAG